GTTGCATCTTATGATGGAACTTACTTAGGTGTAACTGGTAAGCAACTTGGATTTGAAGTTCTTAATGCTAGGACTGCTAAGTCTATAACATTTAATGATGGTGCTCAGTTAGATACTACTGTTAAGAAATTTGGTAGTGCTGCACTTAAGTTAGATGGTAGTAATGATTCTATTAGTATTCCTTCTAGTGGAGATATTGGATTTGGAACTAATACAGACTTCACAATTGAATTCTGGGCATACTCAAATACAACTGGACTTTCTAGTGCAACTCTATTTGACTTAAGAGATAATGGATCTGATACTAACGGTCTAAGTCTTGCATATCGTGCTGCTGGTGAAGTTGATTTAAGAGTTGGTACAACTACTGCTATCACTGGATCTGGTGCTGGTATTGCTACTGGAGTTTGGAAACACTTTGCAGTCGCAAGAGATGGTACAGATACAAGATTATTCGTTGATGGTACACAAAGAGGTATTAAAACTTCTGATACTACCGATTATGGTGCATCTAAAGGTATTGTATTTGGTGCAGACTTTGATGGAGCAAGCAATAATGTAACAGGTTGGATTGATGAAGTAAGAATCGAAAGAGGTGTTGCTAAGTATACAGCAAACTTTACTGCTCCTACTACTGCACCAACAGGAGATAAAGATACAGTACTACTTCTCCACTTTGATGGTTCTACTGGTATTAAGACCACTACTGATGACACAATCCGTAATCAGGATATTCGTATCACACAAGCAGGTGGTGGAATTGGAACTGCTACTAAGGTGATTCTAGCAGATTATAGTCAGTTTGGTGCTGACATGCGTTCTGTTGGTTGTGCTGTTGAATATGGTCAGAAGGGTGTTATTGCTGATGGTGATGGTGTTTCACTAAGAATGTTTGCACTCAACTTCAACCATGTTGGTGCTGGTGGTGATATTACTAACGATCCTAACCTAGCAATACAAGCAAATGAAGTTACCGAGATAAACAACGGTGATGTATCTTATGTAAGTATTGACCAGAAAGGAGACTTCAGAGTTGGTGAAGCATTCTATGTTGACCAAGAAAATGGTACAGTATCATTCTCACAACAAGTAACAAGTCTTCAGGCACTATCTTCACTAGTCATAACTGATGGCACTGATAGTAGTACAGTAACACCTACAAGTGGTACATTTGGTAACATCCAGATAGCTGGAAATAACATAGAATCGACTTCAGGAGATATTAACATTGATCCTGCTGGTTCAGGAGACATCAACATTACTGGTGATGTAAATGTCTTAGGTATCTTAACTGCTACTACTATCCAACTGGATTCATTCCAGAAAGGTGATACTTCTGTTGCTCTTACTGATAGTGGTACTGATGGAACTATCCGTCTTTCTACAGATAATGTAGAAGCAATGCGTGTTGATGCCAATCAGAAAGTTGGTATTGGTACTGCTGCAGTTAGAGATAGATTAGATGTTCTAGACACTGCTAGATTTGAAAATATCAATGTAACTGGTGTTGGTACATTTGCTGGTGCTCTTAATGTTGCTGGTATTATAACTTCTACTGGCGGAGACATCAACGGAAACTTAGATGTATCTGGTATTATAGATTCTACTGGTATTGGCGTAACAGGAAACTTAGATGTATCTGGTGTTGGTACTATTACAACTTTCGATACAGAGACTGCAGATCTTAAAACTGTTAAGATAACATCTGGTATTGCAACTGACTTGGTTGGTACTGCTGCAACTATTACTACTATCGATGTTACAGAGGGTGATATAGTTAACGCCAAAATAAATGCTGGTGTTATAACTTCTCTTACTCTAACAGATAGTCAGGTTAGTGGTATTGTAACTTATGCAGATAATGCTGCTGCACACTTTGGAGATGATGGAGATCTTAAGATCTACCATAACCCATCCTTCGGATCTTACATTGATGATTCAGGAACTGGTGCTCTTGCAATTCGTTCTAATGAGATTCAGTTACAGAAGTATACTGGTGAAACTCTTGCTAACTTTACTGCTGATGGTTCGGTTAAATTATTCCATAATAACGGTCCTAGATTAGAAACTCTAGGTGCTGGTGTTAGTGTTAGTGGTGAATTACAAACTGGACAATTATTAGTTGCTACTGATGCTGTTGTTAGTGCAGGAATGACTGTTGTTGGAATCACAACTTTCAACGATGATGTATTCATTGCAGGAAACTTAAATATTGTCGGTGACTTAGTATATGATGAAACAACTTCTAGAAATCTTAATGTTACTGGCATAGCAACAATTGCTGCCATGATCATTACTGGAGTAACAACCTCCAAGAATATTCAAATTGGTACTGCTACTTCTACTACTAAGATTACTACTACAAGTGGAAAATTAGTTCTTGAATCTTTTGAGGATCAAGTAGATGTTAATGATAACCTACAGGTTGTAGGATATGGTACATTTAGAGATGGTTTATATTATCCAGATTCCGCAAATGGTATTGGATATAGTGGTCCTAATGGAATCGCATACTTCGACGCAACAGGTAAGATTGTTAGTGGCCTAAGTACTGTTGGATTCTTGACTGTTTCTGAGTATGTTCTTACCGTGAACTCAGCTGGAAACCCAACATGGTCTGAATCGATTGATGGAGGATTCTTCTAATGGCAAAACCAACCACAAGAGAGGAGTTGAAAGACTACGCTCTAAGACAACTTGGTGCTCCTGTATTAGAAATAAATGTCGCTGATGAGCAAGTTGAAGACGCACTTGACGATACTTTACAACTTTTTTATGAACGCCATTTTGATGGCGTTGAAAGAGTTTATTTAAAGTATAAAATTACTGCTGATGATATAAAGCGTGGTAGAGCAAGAGGTGCCTCAAATACTTTAGGTATTACTACAACAAGTACAACTACTAATATCGTAGGTGCTGCTACTACAACTACTTTTAATTGGGAAGAAAATCAAAGTGAATTTCCATTACCAGATTCAATTATTGGTATAGAAAGAGTATTTGTTTTTGATGCTAGTTTTATATCAAATAATATGTTCAGTTTCAAATATCAATTGTTCCTGAATGATGTTGCATTTAATCTTGGATATAGTGGACTTTTAAGTTATGCAATGACTAAGACCTATCTAGAGGACATCGATTTCCTACTATCTACAGAAAAACCAACTAGATTTAATAAGAGAAATGGAAAGTTATATCTTGATATTGATTGGGGATCAATGACAGAAGGTACATACATAATTTTAAATTGTTATCGAATTATGGATCCTGCTAATTATAGTGGAGTCTACAATGATTACTTCATCAAAAGATATTTTACTCAAACAGTTAAAAAACAATGGGGTACTAATTTAACCAAGTTTCAAGGGGTTAAACTTCCTGGTGGAATTGAATTAAATGGTAGACAAATATACGAAGATGCTGTTATGGAAATACAAAGGATAGAAGAAAAAATGATGACAGATTACGAATTACCTCCACTTGATATGATAGGATGATATGGCACTTAATCCATTCTTTCTTCAAGGTTCGCCTAGTGAACAAAGACTTGTTCAAGAATTAATTGACGAGCACTTGAAAATATTTGGGATAGATGTTTATTATCTACCCAGAAAAATGATTGAGACTGATGATGTACTTGGAGAAGTTCAATCATCTAAATTTAATGATGCTTATATTCTTGAAGCATACTTAAACAATTATGAAGGGTATGCTAAGGGTAGTGATATCATGACTAAGTTTGGTGTTAATCTAGAAAATGAAATTACACTAACAGTATCACGAGAAAGATATGAGGATTTTATAGCACCATTTGTTGTCACACATGATCCAAAGAATGCTGGAACCGAGATCATGTTTGGTACTAGACCTAAAGAAGGAGATCTAATATATTTTCCATTAGGAGAAAGACTTTTTGAAATCAAACATGTAGAGTTTGAAAATCCTTTTTACCAACTTGGTAAGAATTATATCTACGAACTTCAGTGTGAACTATTCCGTTATGAGGATGAGTACATTGACACTAATGTTGCTGTAATAGATCAAAGAGTTGATGATGAGGGAGAAGTAACTACAGTTGCTATGGCAGGTATTGGATCAACTGCTATTGCAATAGTTGATTCCTTTGCCTCTCAAGGTGCCCTACAATTCATCACACTCAACAATGACGGATATAACTATACTTCCACACCCTCTGTCACAATCGCACCCTCTCCTGCTGGTGTTACTTCAAGTAGAGCTGGTGCATTTGCCTTTACCACATCAAGGTCAAATCTATATTCTGTGGATTCTGTAGTAATACAAAACCCAGGTTTTGCATACACAGAGTCACCAGCAATTTCTTTTGGTGGACCTGGCGTAGGTGCTGCTGCAACTGCATCTCTGACAAGTAGTGGTATTACTTCTATTCGTATTACTTCTATTGGTAATAACTATATTCAACCACCTATTATTAGCATTCAACATCCAGAGAATGTTGCTATTGGAACTACAGGAACTGTAGGTAGTAAAGCAGGTCAAGTACAAGCAACTGCTATTGCTACTCTTGAAGGTGATAAGTTAAGTAGAATATATCTTAGCAATGCTGGTAGTGGTTATGAAGGTACTCCTATTATCACAATTGGTGCTCCAGTTTCTACTGGTATTGGTACATATTTCTATAATGAAAGAGTTCTTGGATCTATTTCTGGAACGGAAGCATATGTTAAAGAATGGAATGTAGTGGAGAGAAAACTCAAGTTGTCAATAAATAATGGTGTATTCACTCCTGGTGAGTATATAACTGGAACTGCTTCTTCTGCTAGATACCAAGTTCTATCTCACACTGGTGTTGACACTACTAGTGCTTACACATCTAATGATGAGTTTGAATTTGAGGCAGATTCTATCATTGATTTTGCAGAGACTAATCCATTTGGTAATTATTAATGTTAGGTACCTATTTTTATCACGAAATATTACGAAGGACTGTCATATCCTTCGGGACACTTTTTAATGAAATTCATGTTCAAAAACAGGACAAGGATGGAAAAGTAATTAGTGATCTTAATGTTCCTTTGGCATATGGTCCTAGAGGAAAGTTTCTTGCACGATTAGAACAGTTACAGGAATTAAACAAACCAACTGCAATATCATTACCAAGAATGTCATTTGAAATGACTGACTTGTCATATGATTCAACAAGAAAAACTTCTGTTACTAAAACTTATAAAGCACTTGATAACAATGATAAAGTAAAAAAAGTTTATCTTCCTGTTCCATATAATATAGGTTTTGAACTTAACATTATGTGTAAATTAAATGATGATGCATTGCAGATCGTAGAACAAATTCTTCCCTTCTTTCAACCTGCATTTAATATTACAGTTGACTTAGTAAGTTCTATTGGTGAAAAACGAGATATACCAGTTGTTCTGGAAAATATATCTTTTACTGATGAATACGAAGGAGACTTTACTACTCGTAGAGTATTGATGTATACTATGACATTTAGTGCAAAGACCTATCTATTCGGTCCTATTGCAGAATCTACAGATGGAATCATCCGTAAGGTTCAAGTTGATTACTATACAAATACTGATAAACAAAATGCGAAGCGTGAAATGAGGTATACTGTTACTCCAGATCCTGTTAATGCAGAACCAGATGATGACTTTGGATTTAGTGAAGATTCTACTATGTTCTTCGATAGTAAAAAGTATAGTCCAACAAGAAGAGAGGATGTATGACCTATTTCGCACCTGCAAGAAAGGATGTTCCCTATGATGCTTGGTTCGATGATAAAATTAACCCCCTAGATCTTATGCCTATTACAACACACGACCCTATCGATACTATGCCATGTGAGTATCAACCTCCTGGTGTAGACGAAGAAGATAATATAACTATACATGAGAAGATGTATAGATTAGCCAGAGCAAAATATAATCCTTTTGCTGTTGGTGGATCAGAATCCCTTGGAGAAAAAAAATGACTTTTGATGAATTTATTACCGAAGCTAAATCTGCTGCATGGCAGAGGAAAGAAGGTAAGAATAAATCAGGAGGATTAAATGAGAAAGGTAGAAAATCATATGAGAGAGAAAATCCTGGTTCTGATTTAAAAGCACCACAACCCGAAGGCGGACCTAGAAAGAGATCTTTCTGTGCTCGTATGGGTGGTGTAAAAGGACCTATGAAAAAACCTAATGGTGAACCCACTCGTAAAGCATTAGCACTTAGAAAGTGGAAGTGTTGACATGAAAAAAGATTTTGGATCTATAGACAAAGCATTAAATACTAATAGTATTGATGTGGAAGTTACTGCTACACCTGAAGTTAAACCAGAACTTCCAACAAGAGATGTTAGTAAAGAACTTGATAAGGATTATGAATATACCAGAGGTAATCTCTATTCTCTAATTGAGAAGGGACAGGAGACTCTTAATGGTATTATGGAGTTAGCAGACGAAACACAATCTCCAAGAGCATTTGAAGTTGCTGGACAGGTTCTTAAGAGTGTTGCTGATACAACTGATAAATTATTAGATCTACAAAAGAAATTAAAAGATATTGACGAGACAAAATCTTCAGCAACAACTAATGTAACAAACAACGCTATGTTCGTTGGTAGCACTGCAGAGTTGCAAAAAATGCTCAAAGAGATGGGAAACTCTAAATAAAAGTGCCTTCTAGAAGAAACCATGACAGAAAAGAAAGAAGCACCTAAAGGAATTATTGGTAAGATAAAAGAAAAAATATTACCAGATGAAGACGAACAAGCAGCGATCATCTCTACTTTTGTGAGACTTGGTGTATTAGTTTGGAGTGGTGGAATACTAACTTTAAATTATGTTGCTATACCAGGTGTACCACAACAAAAGATAGATCCAACTTTCATAGCTTCGGTTTTCACAGGAGTTTTAGCTAGTTTTGGAATTCAAACGGCTTCTAAGAAAGGCGATGGCACTATGAAAATGTCTGGTGCTAATGGCGTTGGTAAGAGTGGTGGTCCTACACAGACTATTATTATAGAACAAGCACCATTAAAAATTATTGCTGAGTCACCTAAGAAGACAGAAAATTACAAAATGTAGTATAATATATACAGTAGAAACATATTGTATATGAGAGAAACATTAATCAAAGCACTGCTGGCACATGCACAAGGAGATATCCAAAAGCATGTTGCTAATGTAGAAGTATATCTTACTAATCCTGCAGGTATTGGTGAGCACTCTGATATTACAGAGGCAATAGAAACTGAGTTAAATATTATTGCTAAGTATCAGGATCAAATTGAAGTCATAAACAAGTATTTCAAAACATCTAAAAAGGAGATGCTAACTTGAGGTTACCAGATATTACACAAAAATGGTTTGATAAGGCAACCGCATGGGATAGAGATCTTGCCAAAAAACTTCAAAATAAATTTAAACTAACTGACTATCAAATGCTTTGGTTAGCATTTGGTAAAGGTATTATTATTGGTGCTTTGATACTCTAACAATGTATCTAAAAATACAGAGATTGTAGATAAATATTGGGAAATGGAGTTGAAACTATCATGTCCCATTATACGGTTGGTTATCACGATAACCTAGATAATCATTATGAAATCTGTGAGTATGCAAATGATGCATACAACGCTATAAAGCAAGCAAGGGAAGACCTAGAAGGTTTTAATAATCCACATGCTGCTGAATACTGTATTAAGGAGAATTAAGATGAATGGTAGATTAGATAAAGTTGCAATGACCAATAGACTTATGCAACTCAAAAGAGAATTGCATTATAAGTGTGAGATTGGAGAAAAAGGTCAATGGGAATGTAATGGAGCAAACGAATATCTCAACAAAACTTTTGATATATTAGATGAGTATTGGCAATGATTGTCTGGGGTGTAATCTGGATGATTGCCATATTGCTTGTAGCAGTATCTTGGTATATCTACTATATACTTAGAATGGCTTATAAGGAGATGTCTGATGGGAGCAATGGTTCCACCGAGCAGGAAGAGCTGCTACAACTTCAGAGTAACAGAGATTAACCGTGTTGTTGATGGCGATACTATTGATGTCACCATTGATCTTGGGTTTGACTTATACAAGAAAGAAAGAGTTAGAATTGCAGGAGTTGATACGCCAGAGAAAAGAACAAGAGATCTGGAAGAAAAAGCATTGGGATTAGATGCTACAAACTGGATGAAGAAAAACTTAGAGGATACAATCGAAGGAGATGAGGAACTTACTATTAGAACCGAACTTAAAGGTGGCGTGGGTAAGTACGGTAGGCTTCTTGGTTGGTTATATGTCGGCGATGATCCTGTATCACTCAACGAACAAATGATTGAAGAAGGATTTGCTTGGTCATATGATGGAGGCACAAAGCAAAAGAACTTCGAGGAACTACGAGAAATTCGTAGAGCAAAAGGTACGCTAGACGCAGGTTAATGGCAGTAGCAAAGGAAGAAATTTATCTAGGTAATCCTAATTTAAAAAAGGCAAATACCGAGATACAATTCTCACAAGAACAAGTAAAAGAATGGATCAAGTGTAAACGAGATCCAATTTACTTTGCGAAAAATTATGTAAAGATAGTATCACTAGATGAAGGTCTTGTTAAATTTAAGATGTATCCTTTTCAGGAGAAATTAATTCAGAACTTTCATAATTCTAGATTTAACATATGCAAAATGCCTCGGCAGACTGGTAAGTCTACAACTGCTGTTTCTTACCTATTACATTACGCAGTATTTAATGATAGTGTAAACATTGGTATACTTGCTAACAAGGCAGCAACTGCTAGAGAACTATTAGGTAGATTACAAACTGCATATGAGAACTTACCTAAATGGATGCAACAGGGTATTATATCTTGGAATAAAGGATCACTGGAGTTAGAAAATGGATCTAAAATACTTGCAGCATCTACCTCTGCATCTGCAGTTAGGGGTATGTCTTTCAACATTCTATTTTTGGATGAGTTTGCCTTTGTTCCTAATCATATTGCTGACGCATTCTTCAGCTCAGTATATCCTACTATTACTTCTGGTAAAACAACCAAAGTCATAATGGTTTCTACTCCTCATGGAATGAACCATTTTTATAGGTATTGGCATAATGCTCAGAGGGGTAAGAATGAATATACACCAACAGAAGTTCACTGGTCAGAAGTGCCAGGTAGAGATGCAAATTGGAAAGCACAAACTATATCAAACACATCAGAGCAGCAATTTAAAGTTGAGTTTGAATGTGAGTTCTTAGGATCTGTTGATACACTCATAGCAGTTGCTAAATTAAGAACATTAGTTTTTGAAGATCCTATACAAGATAATGGTAAAGGATTAGTTGTATATGAAGCACCACAAAAAGATCACAACTATATCATAACTGTTGATACTGCTAGAGGTATAGATCATGACTATTCTGCTTTTGTAGTATTTGATATTACTCAGTTTCCATATAAAACAGTAGCAAGATATAAGAACAATGAAATAAAACCTATGCTATTTCCTTCTATAATTCAAGATATGTGTAATGCATATAATTATGCTTATGCTCTCATAGAAGTAAATGATATAGGAGAACAAGTTGCAACTATACTTCAATATGATTTGGAATATGAAAATGTTCTTATGTGTTCTATGAGAGGTAGAGCAGGTCAAATTGTTGGGTCTGGGTTCTCTGGTAAGAAAACACAGATGGGAGTCAGGATGACTGCTGCTGTTAAGAAAACTGGATGCTCTAATTTAAAAGCATTAATTGAAGAAGATAAACTAGAAACTAAAGATTATGATATAATATCAGAGTTGACTACCTTCATACAAAAGAAACAATCATGGGAGGCAGAAGAAGGTTGCCACGATGACTTAGCAATGTGCTTAGTTATCTTTGCATGGTTAGTTGCTCAAGATTACTTCAGAGAAATGACGGACAATGATGTTCGTAAAAGAATCTATGAAGAACAGAAAGAGCAAATAGAACAAGATATGGCACCATTTGGATTCATTAGCGACGGATTATCTGATGAAGATTTTGTTGATGATGAAGGAACTAAATGGACAGTTGATAAAGAGATGTCATCAACATATGGTGATATGTCTTATATGTGGGATTATTACTAATGTTTAAACATTTGAAACTAAAAAGATTATTACAAAAATCATTTCCAAAGAAAAAAATAACTATAATAGATAATAAAGACGGATCACAAACAATTTCAATATTATGATATTCGCATTCATACTTTCACTATTTGCAAATCACTTACCAGTAATGTATGTGCAAGTACCTCAGTGGGCAGATGACTGGGCAGTGTGTGCAGTAGATGTACCTGATGCAAAGTGTCATTGGTATGTCATGTCACCCGACAATACATTTGGTGAGGGTTTTGATTGGGAAGAAGCACCTTGGTTTGATGCAAATGGATTGAATGATATTGCACCAATGCAAGCAAAGACAGTTGTAGAGAAATTGCAGGAACAAAAATGAGAATAGTTATTGTTAGTGGTGGATTTGACCCTATCCACAGTGGACATATTGAACATTTTAAAGAAGCAAAGAAGTTAGGAGATATCCTTATAGTAGGATTAAACTCTGATGAATGGTTAACTAGAAAGAAAGGTAAACCATTTATGCCTATCCAAGAAAGGTTGGCAGTTATTAGAGAATTGAGAATGGTTGATAGTGCTGTAGCATTTAATGATGATGACAACAGTTCTATAGATCTTATTAAAAAAACTTTAGTGTTATTTGATGATGTTTTATTTGCTAATGGTGGAGATAGGACTCAAGACAATATACCTGAGATAGATGCATTTGATAAAGATCCTAGAGTGCAATTTGCATTTGGGGTTGGTGGTACACACAAACAAAACTCTAGCAGTTGGATCTTAAAAGAATGGACTTCACCGAAGAATTCGATCTAGGTCATCTAGTTCTCCAAGAGAGAAAATGTAGATGCTGTAAAAAAGTAAAAGATTTACTAACAGAATTTTATAAGACTCATAAGGATAGAGGAAGCGTAGCATCTTCTTACTCGTATGAGTGTAAGGAATGTACTAAGAAAAGAATAAAATTAAAAAGAAAGAAATTAGATAATAATATTTGGATATATCCTGACTGGTAATGTTCACCCAGTGTTTCCCCGATGAAAACACCCTAAACAATAAATAATTACAGGAATTTAGAATTCACCGAGGAGAAAAAGATGCCCCTGAATTTAGCATCTCCAGGAATAATTGTAAAAGAAGTTGACTTAACCAATGGTAGAGTAGATCCTACATCTACAAAGTCTGGTGGTTTAGTTGCTCCCTTTGCAAAAGGACCTGTAGAAAAACCAACCCTTATAGAAACAGAAGCGGATCTTCTCGATACCTTCGGTTCACCATATAGGGATAGCAATCACTACGAATACTGGTTAACTGCTTCATCATATCTTGCATATGGTGGTGTGCTACAAGTTGTTCGTTCAAATGAATCTGGTTTGAAGAATGCCTTTGTTGGTACTGCTTCAAGCGTAGTTATTAAAAGTGGTGACGATTATGTAACTAAAGGATATGCAGAGAACAACATTTCTAATGTTGTGTTTGCTGCTAAGAATCCTGGTTCATGGGGTAACGGTCTTAAAGTAGCGATGATAGATGGTCTTGCTGATCAAATACTAACTGGTATTACTACTGTCTCTGTTTTAGGTTTCTCATCAACTGCTAACGGTGGTCTTGCTGCTGTCGCTGGATACGAAGACGGTTTAAGTCCAATAGATCTTACAGTTGGTCTCGGTGTAACACAAGCAATCCCTGCTAATACTGTGGTAGCAGGTGCTGGTTCAACATCAGTTCTCGATGGATATCTTAAAGGGGTAATCACTGAAGTTGGAACAGGTCAAGTCTCAGTTAAAGTAGTATCTCATGTTAGTGCTGCTGGTACTGAAACTTCAGTAGACTACACACCTGGTGGAGTTTACGCATTTACAGAAACAGGTAATGCAAGTGGTGGTATTCATCTTCATGTACAATCTGCTATAGGTAGTGGCAAACATGGTTGGCAAGCAAGTACAGTTTCATACGGATCTAGTTTTGGTGCTGCTAACTTCTTAAGTGCTTTAACAGGTGCTGGTGTAACTGTTGGTGATAATCGTTACCTTGCTGCACAAGAATTTGCTCCTGGTACTCTAGATTATACTGGAGAGAAAGATTGGTTTGATAGTCAATGGTTTACATTAAAAGGTGGAGAGAAAATTTACTGGAATAACTTAGCTGAAAGACCAGGAACTTCTAACTATGCAAAAGATAGAAACTCTAAGAACGATGAAGTTCATGTAGTTGTCTATGATGACTCAGGTAAGATTACTGGTAATGCAGGTACTCTTCTCGACAAGTTTACTACTACCTCTAAAGCAAAAGATGCCATCTACTCAGTAGGTAATGCACAATACTATAGAAAGGTTATTGAAATAGGTAGTCCTAATATATTTGCTGGTGGTGCTCCATCAGGAGTTATTACAACTGACCTTGATGCAGATTTCAATCCTGTATCTGATGTAGCATGGGATCAGGATACTGAAAATATATCCTTCGCTGCAATTGGAAATTATGTATCATTACTTTCAGGTGGTACAGATTACGGTGGAAAAACAACCATCGATACAACTGATGCTCTAAAAGTAACAGTCGGAGATCTTTCTACAGGATATGATCTTTTAGCAAATAAAGATGCTTACCCACTAGATTTCCTTATCATGGGATCTGGTGCTCACGGTAAAGAGGAAACTCAAGCACTTGCTAATAAGTTAATTGCTGTTGCTGAAGTTAGAAAAGATTGCGTAGCATGTATTTCTCCTAACAGACAAGCATTTTTATCTTCCTCTGGAGATGGAGAAGATTTGACACTTAAGTCAGATACAGTTACTTCACAAATCATCAGTTTCTACTCAGCGATTACATCATCTTCTTATGCCATATTTGATAGTGGTTACAAGTACATGTATGATCGCTTTAGTAAGCAATTCCGCTATGTACCTCTAAACGGAGACATCGCAGGTATATGTGCTAGAAACGATATAAACAACTTCCCTTGGTTCTCACCAGGCGGAACACAAAGAGGATCAATCCTCAATGCTGTTAAGTTAGCATACAATCCAAGTCAAGTTGAAAGAGACAAACTTTACTCTTCTAGAGTAAACCCAGTCATCTTCTCACCTGGTGCTGGTATCATCTTATTTGGTGATAAAACAGGTCTTGGTAGAGCATCAGCATTCGATAGAATTAATGTTCGTCGTCTGTTTATCTTCTTAGAAAAAGCAATCGCTGCTGCTGCAAAAGATCAACTATTTGAATTCAACGATGAGATCACAAGGATCAACTTTATTAATATCGTTGAACCTTTCTTAAGAGATGTACAATCCAAGAGAGGTATCACAGACTTCGTTCTTGTTTGTGATGAAACAAATAACACTGCTGCAATCATTGACAGTAACGAATTCGTTGCTGACATCTATGTGAAACCAGCAAGATCTATCAACTTCATCGGTCTTACATTCGTTGCTACACGCACAGGTGTTAGCTTTGAAGAAGTTATTGGTCGAGTTTGATCTAACTTTATTAAAATCCCAGAGGTAAACATTAAATGGCCATTACAAACCAAAACCCACCTAAGACCGCCGATAGGACAATTGACAAATTTAAGTCAAGGTTGTCAGGTGGTATCGCAAGACCTAACCTGTTTGAGGTTGTACTTGCATTCCCAGACGGAGTAGTTGATGCTAGTGTCAACGATCTAGATTCAAAAGCTAGATTCTTAGTTAAGTCTGCTGCACTTCCAGCATCTAACATTGCTCCAATAGTAGTACCTTTCAGAGGTAGACAGTTAAAAATTGCAGGTGACAGAACATTCGATGAATGGCAAATCACTGTAATCAACGATTCAGATTTTGCTATCCGTTCTTCTTTCGAGAGATGGATGAACTCAATGGCAAAAGTTTCAGATACATCTGGTAATACTAACCCAGAAGATTATACTAGAGACGCTTATGTCTATCAGTTAGGTAGATCTGCTGTTACTCCAAACTCACAGGAGTCTGCATCAAATATGCCTATTCTTAGAACATATAAATTCTATAGTGTGTTCCCAACACAGGTATCTCAGTTGGATCTTTCATACGATAACTCTGATGCTGTTGAAGAATTTACAGTTAATCTCCAAGTACAGTGGTGGGAAGCTGCTGGAAATGGTGGAGATGTGGCCTGATAAATAACAATATAAGTTAATAAAAACTAGTAATGGCGAAACTATTTGGTTTCTCAATTGAGGATAAAGACGAAAAGAACGCCAAGGGTATAGTCAGCCCCATCCCACCGACAGGTGAGGCTGGGGTTGATTATTATATTCAGGGTGGTTTTTCTAGTCAGGTTGTAGATCTTGAGGGTATCTACAAGACAGAGCATGAACTTATAAGAAAGTATCGTGAGATGGCATTACACCCAGAGGTGGACAATGCTGTAGAAGATGTTGTAAACGAAGCAATAGTATCTGATACTAATGATTCTCCTGTAGAAATAGACCTAGAGAATCTAAATGCAAGTGATGGTATTAAAAATATTATCCGCAAAGAATTTAAACATATTAAAGATCTTCTTGACTTCGATACAAAAAGTCATGAGATTTTTAGAAACTGGTATGTTGACGGAAGATTATATTACAATAAAGTAATAGACATTAAGAAACCAGAAGAGGGTTTACAAGAATTAAGATATATTGATCCTCTTAAAATGCGTTATGTGCGTAAGGAAAAGAAGAAAGATGATAAGGGGAATTTGTTTAACATGCAGAATGTGCATGAGAATGATAAAGTATATTTCCCAGAAATAGAAGAGTATTTTCTATACACACCAAAAGCACAATACCCAACTAACATTGGTGTAGCAGGTGCAGGATCAGCATTGAAAGGTGTTAAACTTGCAAAAGATTCTGTTGCATATTGTACTGCTGGATTAGTAGATAGAAATAAAGGAACTGGATTATCTTATCTTCATAAAGCAATTAAGGCACTTAATCAATTAAGAATGATTGAGGATAGTCTTGTTATCTACAGATTATCAAGAGCACCTGAGAGAAGAATATTTTATATTGATGTTGGTAATCTACCTAAAGTAAAAGCGGAACAATATCTCCGTGAAGTTATGATGCGTTATCGTAACAAGTTAGTATATGATTCTAATAGTGGTGAGATAAGAGACGACAAGAGAATGATGAGTATGCTAGAAGATTTCTGGTTGCCTCGTCGTGAAGGTGGTAGAGGAACTGAGATTACTACATTACCTGGTGGACAAAACTTAGGTGAACTAGCAGACATCGAATACTTCCAGAAAAAACTCTATAGATCATTAGCAATTCCTGAGTCTAGAATTGCTGGTTCTGGAGATGGATTTAATCTAGGTAGATCATCAGAGATATTAAGAGACGAACTTAAGTTCAGTAAGTTTGTTGGTAGATTGCGTAAGCGTTTTAGTAACTTACTATTAGATCTACTAAGAACTCAACTACTTCTAAAAAATATTGTTACTCCTCAAGATTGGGAGACAATGAATGAGCATATACAGTTTGACTTCTTATATGATAATCATTTTGCGGAACTTAAAGATAAGGAATTGATGGAAGGTCGTTTAGGACTTCTAGGAATGATTGAACCTTATGCTGGTCGTTACTATTCTACAGAGTATATTAGAAGACAAGTTCTTCGTCAAAGAGATCAAGAGATTGTAGAAATAGATCAACAAATAGAAGAAGAAATTGCTAAAGGTGTTTTACCTGATCCTAATCAGCAAATGCTAGAGTTTGAACAGCAAGCTGCGATGGGTATGGAACCTGGTGCTGAAGGTGGTGCGGAACAAGGTTTCGGTCCTGGCATGCCAGGTACACCAGAGCAACCACCTGGAATGCAAACACCTGCAAAATTACCTAAATCTGGAGAAGGGGAAATATAATACTAATAAATAAGTTTATAACTCTAATGTTTTATTATGGAAGAACTAGTCAATATGATTGCTTCGGGCAATTCCGCAGCAGATATTAGCGACCAGATCAAAGACCTTTTATATGCAAAAGCCGCTGGTAAGGTAGACGATACTCGTCCTGCTGCAGCAGCAAGTCTTTTTGGAAGCGTTGAAAGTGAAGAGTCCCCTGAAGTAGCAACAGCAGAAGAGGAGCCTAATGTCGAATAGACTATTACTACTCGGTTCAGACGAGGTTAGTGTACCAACTACGGCTGGTACTGGGGTAAGTTTTACCCAAGCAACTTGCGTTCGTCTTTACAATGGCAATGCTGCAGACAGAGTAATCACCGTTCAAGAAACTAGAGGCGGTACTGGAGTGGGTACATTCACACTCAAAGCAGGTACTACCGAAATTCTAGAAAAGAAACCAGCATTCACAGTATTTGCTAGTGGTGCTGATGTCAAAGGTGTAAAAGTAGGATTTACGAACTAAACCAATGAAACTCATTACAGAAGAAATCGAAAATGTAGAAGTTATCGTCGAAGAGCGAGGCGGTAAAAAATCTATGTTTATTGAGGGTATCTTCCTTCAAGGAGACTTGAAGAATCGTAATGGACGCATGTATCCGATGGACACACTCCGCAAGGAAGTTCAAAGATACAATGAAAGTTTTGTTGCTGGTGGTCGTGCTCTTGGCGAATTGGGTCATCCCGAAGGTCCAACCGTAAATCTAGATAGGGTCTCTCATAAGATAACTTCTCTAAGAGAAAATGGTACAAATTTCATTGGCAAGGCTAAGATCCTTGATACACCAATGGGAAGGATTGCTAAGAATCTAATCGATGAGGGTGTCAAACTAGGAGTATCATCTCGTGGTCTTGGTACACTTACTACTAATAACGAAGGTGTTAAAATTGTTTCTGATGATTTTCATCTCGCAACTGCTGCTGATATTGTAGCTGATCCATCCGCACCTGATGCCTTTGTACAAGGTATTATGGAAGGAAAAGATTGGGTATGGGATGGCGGTATAGTAAGAGAAAGGTTTGCAGCTAAGACATATAAAGCGGTCAATACTATGGTTGACCAAAAACAACTGGAGGAGAATAAGCTAGGATTGTTCCAAAACTTCCTATCAAATCTCTAACATTTTATAAATAAACATAGATTATAACAAGATCTAATCGGAGTGTTCACAAATGTCCGCTAAGGAATTACAAGAAATGGAAAATCCTGTAACAAGGGGTGCGAAGGCTGGCGACGGTATGAAGAAGGTTGATGATTCAACTTCTCCAGGAGCATCTGCGTCTTATGAAGATCTAGGAGGACCTACTCCTGAGAACTATAAGCCAGATAACGACTCAGCCAAGCTTAAAGAACCCAAAATTAAAACGGTATCTGATATCGTAAATAAAGGTGCTGGTAAAGCTGATGCAATGCAGTCTATCGGTACAGAAGTTCTTAAGCAAGGTGATGAGCCAGCTAAAGAAGAATCAGCAGAAGTAGTTGCTGAAACCCCATCCGAAGAGGAGACAACTCCAACTGTGGATGTCGAACAAGATCTTGCTGCTCTATTTGGTGGTGAAGAACTATCAGAAGAGTTTCAAGCAAAAGCTAAGACAATCTTCGAGGCAGCAGTAACTGAAAAAGTTAACGCTGTTAAAGAAGAGATGACAGCTGAGTTTGAAAAAACAATGTCTGAACAACTTGAGTCTACTAAGACAGACTTGATCGAAAGAACTGACGCTTATTTGGAGTATGTCTCCTCTGAGTGGATGTCTGAGAACAAGATTGAAGTAGAGCATGGACTCAAAACAGAAATGACAGAATCATTCCTTAGTGGAATGAAGAGTCTTTTTGAAGATCATTATGTATCAATCCCTGACGACAAATATGATGTATTGGAGAGTATGGTCTCCAAATTAGATGAAATGGAATCCAGACTTAACGAACAGATCGAAACAAACATTTCTCTCAACAAACGCCTAGGTGAATCTACAGCAGATGGAATTTTCCGTGAAGTAGCCGAAGGACTTGCTGAAACACAAAAAGAAAAGTTAGGATCGTTATCTGAGGGTGTTGAGTTTGAGAGTGAAAAAGCATACCGTGAGAAACTAGTTACACTTAGAGAATCTTATTTCCCTAGTGAAACAAAAAGTTCACCTAATAAAGTCGAAACTCTCTCAGAGGGTGTGACTGCCGAGGGTGCAGGAACAGAAGTTAGCGGCTCAATGAGCAACTATCTCAAGGCCCTTGGAATGGCCAAATAACTCGCAAATTTAAACACTATTCCCCCGTACAATGTACAACGCAGAACAACTAATGGAGAAGTGGGGTCCACTTCTCGATGCTGATGGGGTTGATCCTATTAAGGATTCCCACAGACGATCAACAACGGCGGTTCTCCTTGAAAACCAAGAGCGTTTTCTAAAAGAACAACAAGCATTTGAAACTGGCAACGGAATGCTTACTGAGGCAGCTCCTACAAACAGTGGTAACGCTGTAGGTGCTTCAGGTGCTTTCGGTGCAGGATCAGCAGACGCAGGTCCTACTGCAGGTTTCGACCCAGTACTAATTTCATTGATTAGAAGATCAATGCCTAACCTCGTTGCATACGAGTTAGCAGGTGTTCAACCAATGAATGGTCCTACTGGACTAATCTTCGCAATGAGATCCAGATACACAGATCAGTCTGGAACAGAATCATTCTTCAACGAACCAGAATCTGCATTCTCAGCGAACAAAGCAGGAACTAACATTGGTCAAGCAACTCAGGGTGATTACACTGATGCTACTGACGATGATGGTACTGTTGGTTTCGGTTCTACTGGAACACAAAGAGGAACAAACCCTGCAATACTTGAAGGAACAGCATCTGATGCAGTTCAAGCACAGTATTCAGTTGGTCAAGGTATGGCAACTGGTGACTCTGAAGCATTAGGTGACGGTGCTAACGGTGACTTCAACGAGATGGCATTCTCCATCGAGAAAGTAACTGTTACTGCTAAGTCTAGAGCACTAAAGGCAGAGTACAGCATGGAACTTGCTCAAGACCTTCGTGCAATCCACGGATTGAACGCTGAGGCTGAGTTAGCAAACATACTTTCTTCTGAAATTCTTGCTGAGATTAACAGAGAAGTTATTAGAACAATCTATAAGACTGCAGAAGCAGGATCACAAGTCAATGTTGCCAACGCTGGATTCTTTGATCTAGATGTTGACTCCAATGGTAGATGGTCAGTTGAGAAGTTCAAGGGTCTTCTGTTTAACATCGAAAGAGATGCTAACAGAATCGCACAAAGGACTCGTCGTGGAAAGGGTAACATCATCATGACAAGTGCTGATGTAGCATCTGCTCTAACCATGGCTGGTGTACTTGATTACACTCCTGCTCTTAACGCTAACCTACAGGTTGACGATACTGGTAATACATTTGCTGGTACTATCAACGGTAAGTACAGAGTTTATATCGATCCATTCTCAGCAAACAGTGCTCAGAACCAGTACTATGTTGTTGGTTATAAGGGAACATCTCCTTATGACGCTGGATTATTCTACTGCCCATATGTACCTCTACAAATGGTCAGAGCCGTGAACGACGGAACCTTCCAACCTAAAATTGGATTTAAGACAAGATACGGTCTTGTTTCAAACCCATTTGCTGAAGGAACTGCTCAAGGTCTCGGTAGAATCACATCTAACAGCAACCGTTACTATCAGAGAACAGTTGTTAAGAACCTTATGTAAGCGAGACGCTTATATATTTCTCAAGAGACTCCTCAGGGGGTCTCTTTTTTTATCTAAATATAGAATATGGAGACCTGTCAGAACTAATGGCCAATTCGTTTTTTGCTAAACAAGTTACAAATAAAAATTATTTGTCTCCTGTTGGTTTTAAATTTAATATAGTTAAAACCCCTAAGGTTGATTTCTTTTCTAATAGTGCAAAGATACCTGGCATAACTCTACCTACACCTCAACTTGGCAACTATCTAAAAAAGATTGATTTACCTGGTGACAACATAGAATTTGAAGATTTAACTTTAGATTTTATTGTAGATGAAAACTTAGAAAATTATTTGGAAATTCATAACTGGATCTATGGTCTAGGTTATCCAGAAAGTATATCTGAGTTCCAAGACTTGATTACACAATCAGATGGTCAAAAAGATGTTAAAGAACAATTTAGTGACGGTACACTATCAATTCTGAATAGTAATTTTAATGTAAGTACTCGTGTAAAATTTAGAGATTTATTCCCAATATCATTGTCATCACTAGAATTTACTGCCACTGAAAACGATTATACATACTTTACAGCTACTGCAACATTTAAGTATCTGTTTTATACGATTGAAGTTGACACTTAATTTATGAATCTTGAAACTATACAAAGTATGTGGTCGAAAGACGCACAGATTGATCAAGACAATTTACATGACGAGGCAGCAAAGATACCATCTCTTCATGCAAAGTATTTTGACCTGTACAATAATATAAAATTACTTAGAGAGAGATCTATAACAGTAGATAATAAGGTTCGTTTGGAAAGATGGAATTATTACTCAGGAAAATCTGACCCTGAAGTGTATCAGGCCGAACCTTTTCCTTATAAAGTTAGAGAGAAAGATGCAATAAAAAGATATATGGATGCTGATGAGAAGGTGCAGCAGTCAACTTTAAAAATTAAATACTACGATGTAATGCTTACCTATCTTGAGGATATAATTAAACAAGTAGGGAACAGAAGTTATCAGTTAAAAAATATTATTGATTGGCACAACTTTAGATCTGGATAGTCATGAGCAAGGTTGTTATTTCTAAAAAGAATGAAGTCTTTCTAAAGATTCAATCTGAACCGCATGTGTATCAGGAATTGTCGGATCATTTTTCATTCGACATAGAAGGAGCACAGTACATGAATCAGTATCGGAAGCGATATTGGGATGGAAAGATTCGTTTGTTCTCAACTCATACCAGAGAGTTGTATGTTGGACTATTGGATAAACTAGTTTCTTTTTGTAAGAGACATGGGTATGAATATGAATTTATAGACAGCAAATTTTTTGGAACTCCTTATGAAGAGAATGAAATGATATCAATGGAGGGTGTTAAGGAATATATTAATCGTATCTCAAGTCATCGCCCAAGGAAATACCAAGTGGAGGGAGTATACGATGCTCTAAAACACAATAGAAGGTTAGTGATATCGCCCACTGCCTCTGGCAAGTCTTTGATGATTTACTCAGTAGTTCGTTACTTTGCAGAACGAAAGAAAAATATTCTGATAGTTGTTCCAACGACATCTCTGGTAGAGCAGATGCATAAAGACTTCTCGGAATATGGATGGGACGCTGATTCATACTGTCAGAGGATTTACGCTGGAAGAGATAAAGAACCAAGTGCTCCAGTTGTTATTACTACCTGGCAATCTATCTATAAGTTAGAGAGAAAGTACTTTGAAAGATTTGAAGTTGTAATAGGAGATGAAGCACATCTATTCAAAGCAAAATCTTTGACACAAATCATGACAAAACTTCATTTAGCGAAATATAGATTTGGTTTTACTGGCACACTGAGTGGTACACAAACACATAAGTGGGTTCTTGAAGGCTTGTTTGGTCCTTCTTACAAAGTAGTTCGTACCGATGAGTTAATGGATAAAGGTTATCTTGCAAAATTACAAGCAAAGATTCTTTTATTAAAACATGATGAGATAAAATTTTCTAACTACCAAGATGAAATAGATTATTTAATTAGTAATGATCGTAGAAATAATTTTATTAAAAATCTAGCATTAGATCTAAAAGGAAACACTTTAATTCTTTTTGCTAGGGTAGAAAACCACGGACAAATACTTTTTGATAAGATAAATAATGACAAGGAAGAAACCCAAAAAGTTTTTTTCATACACGGAGGTGTAGATGTTGAAGAAAGGGAAGAAGTTCGTGAAATTGCAGAGACGGAAAGCAATGCAGTCATTGTTGCCTCTTACGGCACCTTCTCAACTGGAATTAACATTAAGAACCTTCACAATGTTATCTTTGCCTCACCGTCAAAATCAAGGATAAGAAACCTACAATCAATAGGTAGGGTTCTCCGTAAAGGACATAATAAATTTAGTGCAACTCTATATGATATAGCAGATGATTGCACTCATTTATCAAGTAGAAATTACACATTGAATCATCTCATTGAAAGAATTAAAATCTATAAAGAAGAAAATTTTAACTATGATATGATAACCATTAACTTCAGGAGTAAATAATGGAAGACGAATTTTATAGTACAATTAAATTAGTTACTGGCGAGGAGATATTTGCCATAGTAACTATAGATCCTGAGGCACCAGAAACATTAATACTACAAGATCCTGTTGTTATACAAGTCATTCACGGAGCGAGAGGCTCGTTTGTAAGAGTAGAACCTTGGTTACATATTCCTAATGATGATTTCTTCTTTGTAAATTACAACAAAGTTGTTACAATGACAGAGATTGATGAAGAACATGACATGATAGAATATTATTGTAACTACCTAGCAGAAAAATTAGAACAGAAGTACGGTCCTGTATTTAAAAGTAAAGGCAAAAAAATCCGCCCCTCGGAAAAAATGGGATACAAAGGGACTGTTAAAGATGCCAAGAAAAAATTAGAAAATATATTTGCCCTAGATTCTGGAGAAAACAAGTCAGTAGGAATAGCAACAGATACTTAGATACAATCCTTCTGAACTTTGACAAAGTTATTCTAATAGGGATTTGAACTTTTGTCAAGCTGTGCTATAATATCCTTATACAGATAAGAACTATGCCACGCAAAAGATCGGATCACTATGTTAATAATAAAGAACTATTAGAGGCAATGGTAGTCTATAGAAACAAGTGTGCCATTGCAAAAGAGAAGGGTTTGGAACCACCATTAATTAGTAATTACTTGGGTGATTGTTTTTTAAAGATCGCAACGCATTTGTCGTATAAACCGAACTTTGTAAATTACATGTTCCGAGAAGATATGATTGGCGATGGTATAGAGAACTGCGTCCAATACATCCATAATTTCAATCCTGAGAAGTCTACTAACCCTTTTGCATACTTTACACAGATAATCTATTATGCCTTTCTGAGACGCATACAGAAGGAGAAGAAGCAACTTGAGATAAAAACTAAGATAATAGAGAAGACAGGATTTGATCAGGTCATGGTTGTAGAAGAGGGTGCAAGTGGAAGTGCTTCAGACTATAATACAATTAAAGATAACATCCAGTATAGAAATTCTAATAGATGAGAGACTTAGTTTTGTTTGGGGATTGTTTAGATACCCTTAAAGAATTTGATGAGAAACCTAGGATGTGTGTTACTTCTCCCCCTTATTATGGTCTAAGAGACTATGGTGGCGAGGGCGATCAAATAGGATTGGAATCAACTCCAGAAGAATATATTCAAAAATTAGTAGAAATATTTCGAGAGGTAAGAAATATTCTAACAGATGATGGTACACTGTGGTTGAATATAGGAGACTCATACTATAACTATAGACCTGGTACTGGAGGATTACCTAAGCAAACTGTTAGTAGAACTAATCAGGATCTACCAGAGAATTGTAATCGAAGAGCAAATAAACTAGAAGGACTAAAAGAAAAGGATCTTATTGGTATTCCTTGGATGCTTGCATTTGCATTAAGAACTGATGGATGGTATCTTAGACAGGACATTATCTGGCACAAACCTAATCCAATGCCAGAAAGTATGAAGGATAGATGTACTAAATCACACGAATACATTTTCCTTTTAAGTAAGAACAAAAAGTATTTTTATGACAATGAAGCAATTAAAGAACCAGCAAAAGACTGGGGAACAAGGGATCGCACTAAAGGTAAGTACCATAATCCTGGTACTGGCTTGGTTCCTCATAGTGGGTTATCCAAGTCTTACCCTACAAAAAATAAACGGTCTGTTTGGTCAATAACTAACAAACCATATAAAGGAGCACACTTTGCTGTATTCCCACCTGACTTAATTGAACCATGTATTCTTGCAGGAAGCGAGAAAGGTGACATTGTTCTTGATCCATTTATGGGATCTGGAACCACTGCTATGGTTGCTAAGAAACTAGGCAGAGATTACATAGGTTGCGAATTGCATGAGGGTTATGGTAGTCTAATACAAGACAGAGTAAATTCTAGACAAGGTACATTAGAGAGTTTTTTATGAAGATAGCAATTATAACAGATCAGCATTTCGGTGCTAGAAAAGGTAGTGTAGAGTTCCACCAGTATTTTCAAAAGTTTTATGAAGACATTTTTTTCCCTGCGATTGCTAGAGAAGGCATCACAACTCTTATCGATATGGGAGACACTTTCGACAATAGGAGGAACATTGATCTCTGGTCTCTCAAATGGGCTAAAGAAAATTACTTCGATAGGTTGCAAGATATGGGAATTGCTGTATACTCTATTGTTGGGAATCACACTGCGTACTACAAAAATAATAACACAGTTAACACTATTGACTTATTATTACGAGAATATAATAATATTATTCCTATCAGAGACTTTGCTGAGTATACAATTGGAGGCACCAAGTTTGCCTTCCTCGCTTGGATGAATAAAGAAAATGAAAAATCAATGCTAAGGAAAATCAAAGCATCTAAAGCAAAAGTTGCCTGTGGTCATCTAGAGTTAAATGGTTTCTCTCCATACAAAGGATTTGAACAAACAAGAGGACAAGATATAGAACACTTACAAAAATTTGATAGAGTCTTTAGTGGACATTATCATACTCGTAGTAATGATGGTCAGGTATTTTATCTTGGTAATCCATATGAAATGTATTGGAATGATGTGGAAGATGATAGAGGATTCCATTTCTTTGATACTGAAACCTATGAACTAGAATCAGTTAATAATCCTTATCGTATGTTCTACAATGTTTATTATGATGATACACCTTATCAAACATTTGATAGTAGAGAACTAGAAGGAAAGATAGTCAAAGTAATTGTTCAGAAAAAAAGTGATGTTAAATCATTTGAAAGGTTTATCGATAAGATTCAATCTTCTAATGTTGAAGAATTAAAAATTGTCGAAAATTTTGATTACAATAATGGATGGTTACATGGCGATGATGATATTGATGTGAGTGAGGAAAACACTCTGTCAATATTAAATACATATATTGACGAGTCAGAAGACACTCTAGATAAATCTAGAGCAAAAGACATGTTCAAAAATTTATACACTAAGGCTTCAGAAGTGGAGTAATGTATCTACTAACCTCAGAAAAACAAACAAAAGAAGGTGCTTATGCTGTAAAGGATAAGTCTGGAGATAAGGTCTTGTTCATTTTTGAAAAAGAAGATGATGCAGAAAGATACTCATCTCAGTTGTTTTCTGATCATGGAGTCCAAATGCAGGTTATAGAAATTGACGAGGGTGTTGCAATTTCTGCCTGTGAGATGTATAATTATAAGTACACAGTAATTACCCCTAACGATATCGTTGTACCGCCACCACTAGAGGATGATAAAATTTGAGAAAGTTCGTTGGAAAAATTTCCTGAGTACAGGAGACCAATGGACTAACATACAACTTGACAAGACTGGAACCACTCTTGTCGTAGGAAACAATGGTGCAGGAAAATCTACAATGTTAGATGCCCTGTGTTTTGTGCTATTCAATAAACCATACAGAAGAATAACAAAACTTCAAATGGTTAATAGTTCTAACGAGAAAGGAACCCTAGTAGAAGTTGAATTTAAAATAGGAACTAAAAATTATCTTGTTCGTCGTGGTATCAAACCAAATCTATTTGATATAGAAATCAACGGTGAGATGCGAAACAAAGAAGCAGATGATAGGATCAATCAAAAGATACTAGAAGATCATATATTAAAATTAAATTATAAATCATTTACACAAATTGTAATATTAGGTAGTAGTAATTTTATTCCTTTTATGCAACTATCTCTTTCTCATCGTAGAGAGGTGATTGAAGATCTATTGGATATTAAAATTTTCTCTGCAATGTGGAATCTTGTTAAGGACAAGATCAAAGATATTAGAGATGAGATTAAGATACTGAATACAAAGAAAGATACTATAAAAGAAAAGATATTTATGCAAGAGGACTTCTTAAAAGAGTTGCAAGATAGGGGTGAAAAAAGTATAGAGAAAAATGAAGGAAAAATTACAAAAATTAATTTAGAAGTTGATAAATTACTTAATGAAAATATAGAAATTGAAGATCAAATTGTTACGAAAAATAAACAATTATTAGAGGTAAATGAATCTCCAAAAAGGTTGAAGACACTAGGAAATTTAAAGATCAAGTTAACTGAGAAAGTATCTGTTATTACAAAGGAACATAAGTTCTTTAACGATAATGTTACATGCCCTACATGCACCCAACCTATTGAAGAAAACTTTCGTCTAAATAAAATCGAAGACGCTCAAAATAGAGCAAAGGAACTCAGAGACGGCTATGTAAAGCTTGAGGAGTCGATAAAAGAAGAAACAGAGAGAGAGCGTCTTTTTCTCACACTTTCCAAGGAGATTACGAATCTAACACATGGCATTTCTCAGAACAATGTTCGCATTACTGGATACCAGAGACAAACAGGAGATTTACAACAAGAAATTCAAACTCTTACCAAACAACTTCAAGGTAGAAATTCTGAACATGAGAAACTAAAAAGATTCGAGGATGATCTTCAACAAGTATTTGATGAACTCGTAGATAAAAAAGAAGATATAAAATATCAAGACTTTGCATTCTCTCTTCTTAGAGATGGTGGAGTGAAGTCTAAGATCATCAAGAAATATTTACCACTGATTAATCAGCAAGTCAATCGTTACTTGCAGATGATGGATTTCTATATCAATTTTAAATTGGATGAAGAGTTTACTGAAACTGTTCAGAGTCCAGTTCATGATAAATTTACATACTCATCTTTTTCAGAGGGTGAGAAAATGCGTATTGACCTAGCACTTCTCTTTGCTTGGAGAGAGGTTGCTAGGTTTAAAAATTCTGCAAATACAAATCTTCTTATACTTGATGAGGTGTTTGATTCATCACTAGATAGTGTAGGTACAGAAGAATTTAATAAGATTATTAAATATGTTATTGCAGACTCAAATGTTTTTGTAATTTCTCATAAGATTGATATGTTAGATAAGTTCAATACTGTGATAGAATTTACTAAGAAAGGTGGGTTCTCTTATATGTCTAGTAAGTCTTTGGTTGAAGGTTAATTATGAAAGAAGCATACATCGCTAAGAATGTTTTAGATTATACAGAGATCAAACAGGTCTATGATCATTTGATGAATAATCCATGTTGGCATATCGGTGGTGGTTATGCTAATGCAGATAATCCAATACTAGCATACCCTAGATTTGTTGCAAAAGATCCTAATGGAATTCATTCAGAATTTATTGCTGCATATATGATTGCAACGATGGTTAATGTTAAACAGAAGATCAGAGATAAATATGGTTTTGAACTACCTACACATGATGTAGAGTCTGTAGTTTTTAATGCCCAAAGAAAAGGCAACATACCTTGTTTCCATACTGATGGTACTGGTAGTAAAAAATATAGTTGGAGTATCATTGGATTCATGACTCCACAATGGGATAAGTCTTGGGGTGGAGAATTGCAAATCCAAGAAGAGACTTTTACTTTTGAACCTGGTGATTTTATAGCATTCAAATCTACTGAACTACATGATGCTATGCCTATACTGGTAGACACACCATTTTACAGATTGACCTGTGCATGCATGATACCGTAATGTGACAGTATATTAAAGTGTCCACTTGAGGGTTTTTACCCTCTATTTTTTTGTTATACTAGTAGTATACAAGACGAGACAAATGCTTCACGAAATTAAAGGTAAACTTGCCAAACTCCTAGCAACAGAAAATTTGATCATCGAGCATAGAGATGTGACTACTGCATCTTTCGATGTAGAGCGTAGAGTTCTTACTCTACCAATGTGGCAAATTAATTCTGAGGATGTATACGATCTTCTAGTAGCACATGAGGTAGGTCATGCACTTTATACTGACCCTCGCAACTGGTTCATGGAAGATGAGTACAAAGATCTTAATCCATCTTTAGTAAACATCACAGAAGATGCTCGTATCGAGAAGTTAATGAAGAGAAGATATGCAGGTCTAAACAAAACATTCAGTAGAGGATATACACAATTAAATGAGGATGATTTCTTTGAGACTCAAGGTGAAGATCTTGCAACATATAGTTTCCCTGATCGTATCAACCTATGGTTCAAAGTAGGTGCATTCTTAAACATCAAGTTCTCTAACAAAGAGAAAGAGATTGTAGATCTTGTAGGTAAGTCTGAAACATTTGATGATGCATTAGTAGCAGCAAAAAGACTAAGTGCTTTTATCGAAGAGAACCAAACTAAAGATCTAGAGTTTGTAGAGAAATTAGTTTCAAAAGAAGGTGTTGCTCAAGGTGGTCTTGACAATCCTATGGATTTAGA